CGCCGAATGGGACCTGCTCTGTTGACTGACCGAGAGCATTCCTTGTCTCTGCCAATGGGTGTCCACGCACAGTGTAAATCAGTTGATTGTTATTATTACCAGTGAGTGAGAAACTTGTGATTTGTGCCACATTAGTGTTGAAAGCAGTCACTGTCCCATTATAGAAGAAGAAAGGCTTCTCAGTGTTAGGTGCAATACCCGCGACCTTGCGATTCTTTTTGGTGTTCGCTATGTTCTCAAACATACGATGGGCCACATATCGGTCTCCCTTGAGATTACCACCACCGTCATCTTCTAATCTACCTGTATCTGTATAACAGAAAAGAGAGTCGAAATCTGCTTTCATGGTGACATGACTGTCCGCATTGGCAGATAACTCAAACCCCTTGACTTTACAACCACGGAAGACGCGTGTTAATTGCTTACTATCATTAGTGGCACCGGGAGCATTAGTACTCTGGGTACCAGCGCGACTTGCTGTACCGTAAGAGTCCACATCACGAGTTCTCATACTGGTCTCAATAGCGAATGATGGAAGAGTGCTCCCACTGAAAAGAGCGCGACTGACACGATTATCGATATTTCCATATGCTGCATCCGTGACATCAAAATTCGGAGAACCAGTATTGCCCCCATCAGCAAAGGTGTATTTACTTAGCGGGCATTGTGCGGGATGTGAGAAACAAAATGGGTCATCTACGTGTATTCGTACCGCGCCAGTAATAGTATTATCATAAGCAACTACGCGACGAATCTCGTTTGACACTGTTTGTTCGAATTCGACTGTATTGGTCCCTGTCCATTTCGTGCCCGAGGCAGGGTCTGCGCGAGAAGTAGGTACATCTACCGCAGTCGCATCTGTCACAAGAACATAGTCTCCTACCGCGGGAGCACTCGTTGGGTTACTACTCAACTCGATATATGTAGAGCCTTGAGGGATAGCCTTTACAATCGAACCAGTATGGACCACAACTTCCCCACCAGATGTTGTATCGAGGGCGCTCACTGCTTCGCGACCAAGTGCATAGTACAACCAACGCGCGCTATTCATCATAGTCTCTATCGAGCCGCCTTCATTCACGAATTTCTGCGGTTCTTGCACCACAACATCGCGCCCAACTCCCACCACGTGAGAGCGGAGTACCTCTACCTTAGTCTCAGGGAGGGCAACAGTAGCAGCCAGACCTACGAATTGGTCAGTCAACACTGTCTCATCACTGGTCGCAGCACTGGAAGTGTATAGCATGCCCACATCAATACTGGGAGTACCCACACTGTCGATGATGACTTCATCACCATTAGCAGAAGCCCCTGTTTCCTTCATTGCTGGTGTGACCTTGATAGTTTTAGCAACATTTTCCACAATAGTGTAGATATTACCAGTCGTGGCAAAATCATCAAGGTTGTAATTCCCACCACCTACAATGCGTAATTGAGAACCGACGAGCATCCCTACAGGGTATAGGAAATTAGACGAACTATCAAAGAAACCACCCGACCCACTCGCGAATGTGATGGTGCTGACATCACCACTGGTCGCGATAGAAAACGTGACTCCTCCGAAATGTCCGTGTCTAATCGCCATTCCTGTTTCGTGGCCGAAAGTAACTTCGGCAAGGTCGCCTTTATAGATTGATGCTGCCATACTTTTTCACCTCACGTCGCGATAGCCTCGACGAATATCACAATCTCCACTTGAAACGTCATCCTGAACAGTCTTTTAGTCCTATCTGATAGGTCCACGCGGTTCTTGTAGATAAGTCGGTCGAAGTTCGAGCCGTCTCCTTTACGTTTCAAGTGAATAATACGACGAATTTCGTCTTCCATCTTCATCAAGTGGTCACGTGACAACATGGTACGCGCATCGATAGTGACATTAATGCGAGTAGTTACAAAATCATAGAATAGTTCAGGTTGTTCTTCTTGGTGACCAGATTCGTAAAGGAAAATACCGTCAGTGGAAGTAAGGTCGAAACGCTTTCCGCGCCCCGAATCTACAGTGGCTACATCCATCACTACAGGTTTCCGTTGTGTGGTATTACCCCGGTTCCAATTAGTGTTCAAAACAGATTGAACAGTAGGGATGGACTCAGTTGCCAAGGAAACCCTCCCCTAACGTAGAGCCAGCCTCGGCATGCATTCCAGCGAATTTTATGATTTTCTTGTATTCAGGGTCTGATGAGTCAAGTTTCTCCCCTGTCTCTTTTGAGTAGATACCATCATCTCTCAATTCATACCCTTGCGCGTCTGCTGTATTCTTCAACCACACATGCCCATCAGGTGTGAATATCTGTGCTCGACGCGCAGCCATGATTAACTCCCTCCTATCAGTCAATTGTCATCACCTCTACGTAACGCGGTAGTGTTTCAGCCACTTGCTGTTTGAATAGTTGGAACTTGCTACCAAGGTCCACATTCTGTGTACCTTCAGGAATGAGAACACTTCGGTCGTCCGAGAGGATGAGGTCCATCGCTACAAGTTTCGTCGCGATGTCTTCGATGGCCTTCTCTACATAGCGTTCACCATACACATATGCTACTTTGATAGCGTTCCACTCGAAGAAAGGATATGTGTTGTTGAAATATATGACACCCAATTCATAATCAGCCCACCAATCACGTAGACGCGCCTCGTCCCCAGTAGTAGTACCTACATAGTCGACAAGGAATCTCGTCTGGCTCACAGTGGCTGAAGCAGTTGCAGCCGCGCTAACATCCCCTGTTAAGTCCGCGACACCACTCAGAACATTACCACTCTTACTCGTGTAATAGCCCACCGTAGCGCCTATACTGATAAGACCGTAAGAAGCGAAAGTAGAGGCGTCTGCAAGTGTAATAGTGGTGCTTGTAGAACTCGCGACTGTGCTGCTTATGTCTGTGGCTCCACTGATAGTCATGGCTGTTGTATCTGTAACTGCAATTGTGGCGTTTTCACCACCATCTCCACGTCTCATGCTGGATATCTTCATCTTCCCTCCCCCATAGTCCGCGTTGGCCGAGGCAAGGAACTCATGGTGTACATTCGCGGTAGTGGTGGAGCCGTTGTCAGAGTAAATACTCTCTAAAGAGTAAGAAGGAGAGAACGCCACTGCGTCCTTCCCTCTTCGTATATCCTTATTGATGAGGTCTGCTAATTGCTGCGCGGTGCTCTCATTATCAAAATCGGCGCGGAATTGACCAGACCCTGTCCCCACAGTGAGAGTGGCCACACCTCCTCCACCGGGACAGAGATACACTGAATCTCCACTCATTGCACTGAAATCAGAAATCTCTAATCTTGCTTCAGCACATGCTACTTCACGATAATCCTGCCCTTGCCACACCTCAAGGCGGAGAATCTGTTGCACATTACGAAATCTGAGGGGCGCGGTTCCTACATAATCAGTGTAGTATCTACGCCTATATGGCTTGTAAGTATCGAAATTGAGAAACTCTGCCATCTGTAACATAGGTCTCCATGAGTTATTAGTGAGATTGTCTATTTTGTCCTGTGTGCGCCTAATGAGTGTCTCTACCTGTGACTTAGTGACACCACGTCGCTTCCCATTAGTGAAAGACTGTAAGTTCTGCACAGTTGCATTATCTGCAGTATCATAATCTCCAGAAACTCCGCCACTCCATGAAATGACAACATCAGTACCATCTCGCGCTATGGTGGTGATGGTGACAGTTTCACCAAGTTCTGTATCACTGGCGAGTTCAATACTGTCACCTACTTCGAAACCAACAAGGCGATAATCAGCCGGGCTGATTTTCAAAGAAGTAGCACTGGTATTGCTATCTGCTGTTAAATCAACTGGGTCAGGGTAAGGAATCTGGAGTATATCCGCTACTTTCTGCGCAGTAGTATAATAGAGAGTATCAGGGTAGAGAGGTCGCGCTGCGCGTTCTCCGGGTTGGAACATCACTGGCACTATACTACACCATCCGTTGTAGCCACATTGTAATCCATAGGCTTACTACAAGCACCGCAGCGCTCAAGATAACAAAAATGAAGCATGCCACAATGACGACAGCGCGTCCCTGAACCTATATTCAACACATCGCGTATATTACGTCGTCGTGTATTCTGTTGGCGTATAACGCCCTTGAAGCGGTCTTTTTCATCAATGGGGACGCTTTCACCTTCAGCGTATTGCCATCCTTGTTTCTCTAAGCGAGCAAGGTCATGGGAATCCACACTTAATCACCTCAACCCGCGAAAGAGACACTGACTACTATTTCACCTCTTGATGTCACTGTGCTTACATCTGTAACTGAGCCAGAAGCGCCATTCAGAACATCAATTACTCTACCATTCAGCATTGGTGCATAGGTATCACAATATAATTTACAATCGGCAGGGATAGTCAAAGAGGCCTTCTCTTGGAGTGTAAACGACTCCGGGTCAGACCCAACATTCGTAGCAGTCACCCACCCGATGTAGATATATTGGGGCCCACTGGTGACGCTTACATCGTCCCTGTGTACAAATAACCGAGTAGCGCTATTCTCTTTATCATTAGGATTCAGAATAAGATTAGCATTAGCCGTTGTGAAGTCAGTATCCGCATCGGCTGCGTCATTAGTAACAATTGTCTCGGTGCCAGAATTATCTATAGCGACTTGTGTTTTCACACTCAAGCCGGTGAAATACGGCCCGTTAGGGGGAAACTGGTAGATTTGAGTATTAATTGCTGGAAGCGCCATGGGATATCACCCCATCAACGCTTGCCGAGTATCCACCATTGTCCATCTTGGGTATGAGCGGTGCTTGCTGCTCCAAGGTTGCCATTGCCGAAAACCACATATTTGTTACTCGTGTCAACACTCACTGTGAGTGTACCATCGTTAAGAGTCACTGCGCTCTGGTCAGGTCCCAATTTGTAGAGGTTGTCATTGTTGCTCATTGCGACTGCTGCTCCTGCTCCAATCGTGACAGTTGTGGCCGCAAGAGCAGTGATGGCACCCACTCTTGCTCCAGCGGACGTGTAAACTGTCTCACCGATGTTGAAGTGTAGTCGAGCATCGACTGTATCTACAGTCATTGCCGTTTCACCAACGGCGATGTCGTCACCCTCATTGATTTTAATTCCGGTGTCATATAGACTTGTGACGAAACCGCCAGCGGCGAGTACAGTGGAAAGATGGTCTGCGTAAGACACATCCGTACCACCGTCAGTAAAGGTCCCTGTTAACATGTATAGGTCTCCCAGTACATGCACTCGCGTATCAACTGTATTTCCTGCTGCCATTTTTCATCACTCCGTTGTTTCTTCCGAGGAGGGGTCTTGTTCTTCAGCCTGTTGGCTCGATACTTCTTCCTCTTCACCTTGATTTAGAATCCGCTCAATCAACTTTGCCTTTGTGAGACCCGCACGCACTGGAATATTATTCGCTTCACAGTACTCTATAATTTCTTTCCGGGTCCATCCCTCATCAGGGATTCCATCGTTTCCGATATCATTAGAGACAGATGCTGCCTTTTCTTCTCCGCTTATCTCGTAGATATTCAAATCAAAGTGACCACGATTTTCATCGAGGAAATCTTGACTCACCTCTACAGACTGACCACGAGTGAAATCACCAAACGAGGTCCTTATCTGGGGCCATCGCCCTCGATATCGGATAATAGGCACTCAGAACACCCCGATTAGGCTACGAGTATCCAGACAGTTGAGTTTGCAGTGTCGTCAGTCGTTCCGTCAGACGTTGCTTCACAGTCTGCAGTTAGGACGAGACCACTGAAAGATACTGCGAGGTTAGCCGTAGCATCCTTACTGTGGGCAATGCATGATAGTACAACATTGGCTCCACCACTTAGGGTGATAGTCTCTGCTTCTGCCCATGCACCGATTGTTAGACAAACCAGTCTTGGTTGCATCCTGTTAGTTCCATCTGTCTGCCGAGCCGCGAAGTCAGTTAAGGCTCCGGGGTAGGCTGAAATCCACGTGGTGTCATCTTGGTCCACTCCTGCTGCGAGCGGGAGGTCAAGGTCCACCGTGATAGTCGCGCTTGCGCTGCTTGTGTAGGTAATTCCTCTGTGTGTCGCTGCTGCCATAATTTCTCATCTCCTTTTTTTTTCTCCTTCAACTCAGGTCTCGGATTGAACCCATACCTCCAAAGAAGGAGCACCATACCTCACCCATGGTTCGGTAGAGACCTTCTTGTCCAAGGCGATTGATAGCGAACGGGTCGCCAGTTTCAATACCAGACTCGAAATACTGTGTTGGGATAGCCGTCTGGAACCAGAGATAATCAGTGTCGAGGTAGTACATTCGACTGATTCCGCTTGCTGCTGCAGTGACATCCTTGCTTGGGATGATAGGGATTCCGTTGTAGGTAGCGACGATGAAACCAGCCTCGATACCGGGAACGCCTTTCACACCATTGTAGGTGGGCGTCACTGTCTTGGACTCCATGAAGCGCTGCTGGCTCTGGAGAAGTTGCTGAACACGCATAAGGGTGTCATATCCCGTCAGGATGACCTTCGGGTTACCACCACGAGTCCACATCTGTTGGAAGATGGTATCGAGATGGTCGAGGGCCAGAGTCCTGTTGGTTCCCTTGCTGCTTGAAACACTGACTTCAGCACTGTGGAAGCCCACGCTACCATCACGAGTGATGGAGTACATATCGTGGTCCGTGGTTGCGCTGACGTGGCTTGTACCAGTTGTCATGTTGTCTGGGTCAGACGTGACACGGTCAAGTGACTCCAAGTCATTACCTGCTGGGGTGTCAAGGTCCTGCGTGAGCATTCGGTTGATGTGCTCAGCGTGGTGCTTGCCCATTTCTTCCTTGAGAACTGTGCGGACATCGCCCAGACCATCATCTTTGTCAGCAAGGAACATGCTGACTTCGCTCAGGTCGAATGTGTGAGCGATGGTCTTTGGCTTGGCTGCCACATGAAGGAAGTCAGGCTTGGTCGTGTCTGGTAGAGTTGCGTTCTCAGCCATGCCGCCACCCTTGGTGAAGGATGCGCGACCGGTGAGGATACGCCATCCAGAGCGCTCCCATGGTTTCTTCGGCAGAATGCTGAAGGCGTTGAATTCTTGGTTCAGTTGGGACCACACTTTGCGGCCATAAATGGCCTGATAGGTACCAGCCGTGGTGGAGAGAAGAGGAGCATCCGCTTTCAGAATGTCCCCACTACTGTAGGAATACCCAGTGAGGGCGGTCCCGCCGTAGAAATATCGCTCCATGTCTTGAATCGTTCTAACATAATTTCGTGCCATCAGTTTTCACCTCCACGGAGTGCGCGGTTGGCGAGCGAATGCACGTCATCCCACGACATCTTCGCGAGTTCTGTGGTGTCAGGGACCACCATGGGTGGGGCACCTGACTTGGTGATAGTCTCACCAGAGCCTGATGAAACATTGTCTATGCGCTCACTAAGAGCAAGAACGGCTTTCTGAAGGTCTGCAAGTGGACCGCGAGCATCGAAGGACTGTCGCGTGGTCTCGTCTGCTTCTTCTGAGAGTTCTTTTTCCAACCTGTCAGCGAAATGAGTACCGAGGTTAGACTTGAATTTCTCTTCCAGAGCGGCTGCCTTGTAGACAGAGTAGGCTTCCTCCAACTGTGTCGGGGTAACATCCTCTGGTAGAACGAACTCATCACTCTTGATGACAGTCTTATTCCCAGAAGGAGCGGAGCCCACATCGAGTTTAGGCCTCTTGCCGGAATCATCTTCTCCAGCGCCCTCAATGGAGCCTTGGCCTCTCATATCAAAGCCAGTCTCTCCGGGTCCATATCCCTTCGCTACATCGTCAAAGTGAGCACGTGCATCTTCCGGGTTGAAACCCGCACTTTTTACTGTGCTCTCCAGCCATTGTAGGTATTCAGTCGTGATGACATCTTCCATGTCTTCTTTCTTCATTTCGTTTTCCATTTCTTCACCTTCGTTATCTTTCTTGGAATCTTTCTTCTTGTTGTCCTTATCGGAGTCCTTCCCTTTCTTATCGGGCTTCTTATCACCGAATGGACCGGGCTCGCCATCATCATCTGGGTCAAGAGAGTCAGGCAAGTCTTCCTTACCTTTCTCTGCGTATGCCATTTTGTCATCCTTACCTTTCTCCACATCATCAAGGCGCTTTGAAAGGCGTTCCAAAACAGCATTCATTTCACTCAAAACATCTGGCTCTTCATTTGACATACTTGTATCCTCCTTTAGGATTCTAAATTGGGCTTCAGGATTGATGCCCTTTTCACAGATTGTCACCTCATGTAGTTCCATTCTGCGAATTTCACGGTAATCTCCCCTATCAGGGTCGCTCTTATTGACACGCTCGAAAGCCTGTCCACCTATTGAGAAAGACTTGAGATTCCCCTTTCTGATTTCAGAGGCAACTTCGCGTGCTTTCTCTATATCATCTCGTAGTTGAATGACCACGAACATACCCGTATCATCCACTTCGGACTTCCATACTCGCCCGCTACTATCTGTATATTCAGGGATTACTTCCCCGACTTGAATATTAGAATGTGCCAATTGCACATTAGGGTAATCCCCCTTAATGAACTTACCAAAAGCGTTCTTCAATGCGTCTTTGGTGATGAGGTCACCTTGTTTGTCGACCATTTCTACACTGGCATAACCAGCCACTACAAGGTCACTCCCGAGTCCCTTGAGAACAAGGGGAGACTCGGGTGACATCAATAGGGCAGCCGACATTAGTCGGTTTAGTCTAATTTTATGGTATATTAACTGAACGCGTCGTCCACAACAAGATTTGCGCTTTCAGAATCTTCTTCTATGGAGCCACGTTCCCCGTTTTCTGTCTTTAATGGGGTCTTTTTCATCTTTTTACCATTCTTCTTCTTCTTCTCTTCTTGAGTTCCTCTTTCGCGCGTATCTGGGGCAAAATCAGGTAAAGTGGAAGGCGACATGAGTTCAGTACCCCCAGTCGGGGAAGTGCTGGGGTCTTCTCCTATGTTGAAACCCATCCCTTTTGGCCCTGTCCACGTCATTTTCTCTTTAATGACACGTTCAATGACATGTAAAGCACGATTTAGCGCTTTCATCATCTCAGGGTCCTTCAATAAGTGGTCTTTTCCCATCTTCTTTGGCTTCTTATCGTGGTTCGCAGGCGGTTCTTCTTCTATCTTCTTAGTGTCTTCAGTAGATTTGAGTAAGATTGCAGCCAGTGGTGCCCAAAAGGGACGAGAGTGCTCACTTAAGCGTAAAGCGTATGAATCATTGCCACTTAGACCCCCCTCATTCACAAAGGGGTCAGATACAAACCAAGAATTATTTTCTTTCTGTACTTGATATATGACCTCATCATCAATACTGGGTAGTTCTATGACTAAACCTGACTTTGTCAGACTTACTTTATGAGGTACTGTCTCTTGCTCTTCAGATAGGTTGCAGAGTGTCTCAATACTGTCAGCGGCTGCAGTCTCAGAGGGGGATTTCACTTCAGCATTCTGTAAAGTATACACAGGGTGCTTCTTTCGTTGTCTCTTACTAACTCCAGATACACCTACGAGTAGATACTCCCCCACGCCGAAGCGCTCTGCACTCTCAGCCACCCCTACGTCCATATATTGTAAACCATCAATCTTCATTGCTCTGTTACCCAATGCAGAAATGTGCTCTTCATCATGTATGGGTCCAACCCCTATGCGGTATTTGTATGGGTCTCTACCTCTTCTCCCTAAGACGATTACATCCAAACTCTTCTCCATAGAGAAAAGAACCCATTTTGGATGCCTGCTCTCCCCTTTCATGTAAGTACCAGAAGCGTCTCTGAGCAGTATCTCATTCTCTCCCTCTTTTCTTAATTCCCCAATAGCAGTATCGAGTCCTTCATCATCTGTCCTCCTCATGTTGATAGGTGCAGGGAACGTGACTCGTTCCGTACTCTTGAATTCAGCACGAAGATGCCGTATACGCTTCCGCAAAGGCTCATTATGAGTATCTTCGCCTTTTGCCTCTAATACATCTACCACGAAAAGGTCACCATTTTCCTTCTCTATGGCATCGATAATGAATGAATAATCATATGATTCCCTCAAAGAAGCGCGTATCTCCCCCTCAATGTGGACATTTTCACCTTGCGCGTCTCTTGCGCTCATGTGACTACCCTTACGCTTGATGATGAGTCGTCGCCCTTTAGGCCAAATACTCACAACCCAGTCACCACTGAAGCCGCGCAAACGAGATAAATCATCCAGAGAAAAGATGCGATGCATGGATTTGATAGGTGGGGGTTTACCGTCCTTACCTTTCAGTAAAGCATCACCGTCAATAGTAAGTACATCCATAGAGGTGTTGAAAATACCCTCATTGATTCCTCCAGCCATACCAGTAACTGGCTCTTGTTCAATACCCACATTGGACACTACACTATCCAAATCTCTTGGGGAAACTAAGCCTTCAGGGTGGAGTTGAGAGCCCCTAACTTGCGACGCTGCATCCATAGGTACTGCCTCTAACCCCTCATCGATATCTCTGAGCCATTCTGTTTCGGGTAAGAAGATACGACGATGGGCTGGACCAGTTGGGACAATTTCAGGAGTGCCGGTCTGTGAATCAACTGCGAATTTCAAAGAGACATCTCTGCCCCCTAAACGAACCAAGGCACCAGATGTAGCGAGAGGCATAACATGATGACTGTCAGGGGTAGGGCGTCCTAATGGGACAGGCTCTGATTTGTAAGTAGTATTCCTACTGATTGTTGGTTCTTGCCCAGCACGCTTTACGATATTGTTGTATGCTACTTTCAACGTCTTCATTTGTTTCTTGGGTGTAGCGCCCATAATCCCCCTACCAGCAGTACCACCTGTGTTCTGATATGGTGTAATCAATTGAGCAAGAGCATTCAATTCATCCATAATAGTATCAAAACCAGCAATTGGTTTCCCATTTGGTTCACCGACATTCGGTCCCCCATGAGGGTTCCATTCACCACCCTGATGACCAGCGTTGAAATTCAAGCCTCTCATGACATTAGATGGAATCTTAGTAAGATGCCCATATCTTTTCTCCATACCACTAATGAAATCCCCACCCTTACCTAATGTTTTGATTTCATTGAGAAGTTGATTGATAGGTTCTTCTTTATCCACAGGATGATACCCACTGATGAC